ACATATTTTGAATTGATTTCAAAGTGGTTCAAACCCTATATATTATTATGTTTTAAGTTTTTAACATATTTTAAAATTAACTTGACATATTTTGAAATTATTTTGCAAGGCTGAAACGGTGGCTGAAAAATATATTAAAAATTAATTAATAAATCGTTTTCTTTTAAGTAATTTAAAGATAGATCAATATGCGATTGTTTAAATTTATCAAAAACTTCACAATATACATTTAAAGTAGTAGATACATTTGCATGTCCCATTATTTTTGCTAAAACGGATGCAGGCATTCCTGATTCTATACACCTGGTTGCATAAGTGTGTCGCAACATATGTTGATGCATAGCAGAGCCATTCCCAATATTATATTGCTCACAAATATACTTAAACATCATATTTGTAGCATCCGTACTAATGCATTGTTTTCTTGAATTGCAAAATAATAAGTGTAAATCATTTTTATAGTAATAAGATGAAGATAAATATTCTCTAAAAATAGCTTCGACATTACTATCCATAATAATATCTCTTGTCCCACTCTTTGTTTTAGTATAGGAACCTACCATTGCTCTTTCATCCAATCCACGAGTAATTGTTCTTCTAATGTGAATTATTTTGTTTTCAAAATCAATGTCATCTAAATCTAAAGCATTTATTTCTCCCATTCTCATTCCGGTAAATAAACTAATTAAAAATTGATACTTATACCTACATGTTGTTTCTTTTAATGCAATAATAAGTTTTTTTTGTTCTTCAATAGTAAATGCAGATACTTTTTTATCTCTATTGTTAGAATATGGAATAGAGAATTCTATTTGATCGTCTAAAAAATTAAATCTTAGTATATTTCTTCTAACTGCAATTTTAAAAGTATTATTAACAATTCCATATATTTTTGCAATAGTGGAATTTGAGTATTTAGTTATATATGCAAAAAAATCTTTTAAGTCTTTTTCTGTTATTTTTTGCAATTCCATATTAGCTATATAATGTGTTGAAATAGATTTCAAAGTATTTAATTTTCTTTGATAAGATGACGGTTTTAATTTATTCATTTCATATCCAGTATCTATAAATTCTTTTGCAATTTGATAAAAAGTAATTTTTGATTTATCAACATAAGTATTTGTATTTAATTCTGTAATAACTTTTTCTAACTTTAATTTTACTTCTTGCCTTGTTTTTCCTGAAATTGTTTTTCTTTTTCTTTTGCCATTTTTGTCATACATTTCAATAGTATATTCTGCAATCCAATATGTTTTACCTTTTATTTCTCGTTTAAATATGGTGCCTTCTCCATTTCCTCTTTTCTTTGATGTTCCCATAATAAAAAAACCTCCAATTTTCTTTTAATACCACTTGAAAAATGAAAGTTTTTTATATATAATACAAACGTAATCACTTTTAAGTGGTTGCTCCTGGATAATGTGTGGTGTTCCGCAAAAACTAGCACATTATCCTCTTTTTATTTAATTTAAATAGTCAGATAATTCTCCAAAATAATTACCATCATTATATAAATAATTATCAGCAAATCTAATTGATTTTACATTACCATCTTTAATATAAAGAATTACATTTCCTTTATATTGTGTTTCTATTCTAAATCCTAAAGTATTATCTCCATCCAAACCATCTAAACTGTCATCTCTAGTAATATTCTTTACCGTAAATCCACATTTATTAGCTATTTCATTAAAATTTGAGATTTGTTGTGAATTCATAAAATTTTCTAAAATATAAGTTACTGGTTTATTTGGATTAAGTGCAGCAAACCCTACTAATAATATTATTGCTACAATAAGAATAATAACTATAATCCATAATTTCTTGTTATACATATTAATACCTCCTAAATTTAATTTTTAAAAGCACTTTTATTTTCTGATTTTACTACTTTTCCAATTACTTTTATTTGATCTAAATCATCTATTTTAATATCTAAATTTTTAATGCATCCATTCATTGCTACTAATGTATAGTAAGTTTTGTCATCACTTAGAATAAATTTTCTCATTGTATTTTTATTATTTAATTTTATCAGGTGTGTAGCATTATTAGTAATAAAATCTTGTTTATAAATTAAAGCAATATCTCCAATATCTAATAAAGGATACATAGAGTCATCTTCAGCTACATATTCAAAATAATTATTATTTTCATTATTATTTCCAAGTAAGTCAGATACATTTATATTTAAGTAATTAGCTAATAATTCTACTTTATTCATTCTTGGTAATCTAGTACCATTACACCAACTTGATATAGCTGATTTATTTATATCTAAATCATTTATAATATCTGTTTGAGTCTTCCCTCTAAGGTTCATATAATAATTTAAATTTTTAGAAAAAATTTTTTTGTACTTATCATCTAACAAAATAAAAACCTCGCTTTCCGTTCATTTGCCTATATTATAATACTAAAAGTAGAAAAAATCAATAAAAAAGTTTAAAAATTTCTACTTTTAGTATTGACAATCTACAAAAAGTAGAATATAATGTGAACAAATTAAGAAGGGAGTGAATGGAAAAATGGGAGAAAAATTACAAATATCATTAACTGCAGCAAGAGTTAATGCAGGTTTCTCACTAGATGAAGTAGCAAAGAAAATGCAAAGAACTAAAGGAACTATAATTAATTGGGAGAAAGGTAGAACTCCAATGAAAATATCAGATTTTGACGAACTTTGTAATTTATATAAAATTTCAAAGGAATATATTATTTTGCCTACAACTCTACAAAAAGTAGAGTAGAAAGGAGAGTAAAATGAAAATTAAAAAATGCGGAACACCACACATTATAAAGGAGGAATATTATGAGAGAGTTAAACGATGATGCTTTTTATAGTCCTACTACCTTTGCAGAATTAAGAGGATGCAGCATACCAACAGCACAAGAAATATTTAATGAGAAAGAGTTTCCAAGTGAAAGCTTTGGAAAAGAGAAAGTAGCTTTAGGAAGTGCAATACGAGAATGGTACAGAAAGAAAAGAATGAAGGGGGAATAACAAATGAAGATTATTAGAAAAATTATTGAATTTTTATTAGGAACATCAATTATATGGATTCCAATTGTAGGTTCTATAATTGCTGAAAAATTATCACAAATAATTACAATGGAACAGATAATGACAGTAGTATATATCTCAATTCCAATTTTATTTATTGCAATTATAAAAATGGAAATTGATGAGGCAAAAGAAGAAAGGAGAAAAAGAAAATATGCAAGTACAAGATAAATTACATGATTGTTACATATGGCACATTATAACTTTAGCAAAGATGAAATATAAATTAAAAACTTTGAAGGAGGTGAAATAAATATGATGGGTAAACATAGTGAGCAAGGCTTAAAAATAAAACAATTAGAAGAAACAATTGCATTAAAGGACAAGGAAATCAAAGATATTAAGTTTAGTGTAGCAGATATTTTACTACGAATTAGAAATATAAATGAGTCAAATAATTATTCTGATCCAAGCGTAAAAAGAAGAAAAATATCAGAATTGTGTACAGATACTAGATATGAACTTCTTATTGATGAAATAGACGGTTTCTTCAAAAAAGATAATCAACATGGAAATGCAAAAATAATAGAACTACCAAATACCGACCAAAGTACCAAATAGTTCTATAAAACACTTATATAAATGCTTTAATAATATTCTAACACACAAAACTTAGAAAATCAAGAAAAGGGGAGGAGGATTAAATGGCAAAATGTCCTAAATGTGGAAAAACATATGCAAAAGGTAGAGGTGCACTATCGAGAAGAGATAATAAAACTGAAATATGTCCGGATTGTGGTTTTAAAGAAGCTATTGAGGATGCAGAAAAAACATTTAGTATAAAAAGGAAAGGAAAATAATTATGGAAATTAAAATATTTAATTTAAAATTAAAAAACTTTAAAGGAATAAAAGAATTAGAAATTGTTTTTAACGGACAAAACACAAATATATATGGAAGAAATGCAACAGGAAAGACAACAATATTTGATGCGTTTAAATGGTTGTTTTTTGATAAGGATAGCAATGATAAAAAGGATTTCAATATAAAAACTTTAGATCAAAACAATAAACCAATTCACTTTTTAGAGCATGAAGTAGAGGCCACTCTATTAATAGATGGTCAAGACATGACATTTAAGAAAGTATTTCAAGAAAAATGGGTTAAAAAGAGAGGACAAAGTGAACAAGAATTTTCTGGCCATGAAACTAATTATTGGATAGATGAAGTACCAGTAAAGAAAAAAGATTACGAAGAAAAAATAAATAGTTTAATACCAGAAAGTCTATTCAAACTAATTACAGATCCATCATACTTCAATAACCAATTAAAATGGACAGAAAGAAGAGAATTACTCATAAATATTTCTGGAGCAAATGTATCAGATGAAGAAATATTAAATTCAAAAGAAGAATTTAGTTCAATAAGAAAAAATATAGAAGGTAGAAGTATTGATGATTATAAAAAAGTAGTACAAGCTAAAATAAAAGAATTGAATAAACAAAAGGAATCAATACCTGTAAGGATTGATGAACTTACAAATACACTAATTACAGAACATAATATTGACTACGAAAAAATTGAGAAAGAAAAAGAAGAACTTAACAGTCAATTGAAAACTACAGAATTAGAGATGACAGATGTTCAAGCAAGAGCAAAAGAAAACATGAAAATTGCAGACCAGTTAACTACAGCAAAAAAAGAGTTATCAGACTATAAATTGAAAAAAGAAACTGAATACTCGCAAAAATATTCTTCAGAGTTAATTAATTTGCAAAATGAGAAAAGAATACTAGAAAGTAAAATTAGAAATCAACAAGACGAAGATAGTGAAAGATTATTAAAAATTAAACAAGATCAAAATAGAAAACAAGAATTATATAAAAAATGGGATGAAGTTAGCAATAAAAGATTAGAATTCGATTCTAATTCGTTTATATGTCCAACTTGTAAAAGAGAATATGAAACTGAAAAGATTGAAGAAATGAAAAAACAATTTGAAAATAATTTTACTTTACATATAAAAAGTGAACAAGATGCAATAAACAAAGAAGGCCAGGCAATTAACATGAGACTTGATGAAAATACAAAAGCTAGAGAAATGCTACAACAAGAAATTCAAGAATTAAATAATAAACTCACTGAAATAAGTAATAAAATCACAGAGATAGAAAAAGCAAAAGAAAATGATAATTCATTTGATGTAACTTCGCTTCCTGAATACAATAATAAAATTAAGGAAATTGAAGAATTAGAAGAAAAAGTAAATAATTTAACAAATGGAGATATATCATATCTGCAAAATAAAAAAGTGGAAATTACTGAAGAAATAAATAAATTAAATAAAATATTAAATGAAAGAGATATACAAGAAAAAACAAAACTACGTATAGAAGAATTACAAAATGAAGAAGAAAATATTTCAATGAAAATACAAGAGTTAGAGGGCGAACAATATGCATTAGAAGAATTTACAAAAACAAAAGTAGAATTATTAGAAAATGCAATAAACAGTAAATTTGAGATAGTAAAATTTAGATTGTTTGATACTCAAATTAATGGAGGACTTATAGAATGCTGCGATACATTAGTAAATGGTGTTCCATATTCTGATGTAAATAATGCACATAAAATACTTGCAGGATTAGATATTATAAATACTCTTATAAAATTCTACAATACATCCGCACCAATATTTATAGACAATAGAGAATCAATAAATGAAATTTACCCAATAAATACACAAATAATTAGTTTAATAGTAACTACGGATTCTCAATTAAGGATTGAGGTGAAATAATGGGTAGATTAAAAATATTTGAAACAACGACACAAAACTTTATAAATTTTGCAGGAGGAAATCCTGGAGCAATTACAACACTTTTTGAACTACAAAAGGTAGTACAAGATAAAACGGCTATATATTTAATTACATTAGATAAAATGGAACTTTATGAAGATAAGTTATATATGCTTTGGAATGATTGTTGTAATAGAGATATTTCAAAAGTTATAAAAATATTAGATTACTATGAAAAAGGAATAATCAATCAAATTGATATTGACGAAAGAATTAAAAATGTAGGTTATGGAAAGAGTTTTGATGATTTAATTCAAGATAAAGAAGAAAGGAAAGAAGAATAATGGAAAAGAAAATATATTCATCTTATGCTTTTACAGAAAACGAAAGAGAAAAAATGAGAATTAATATGGAGATACTCAAAGAATTAGAAGAAAAATACAAGATATTAAAAGTTAGTGATGTTGACCATAAAGCACCTACTGAAAATGAATTAAACAATAATGACATTGTTTATTCAAGAAAAGCTTGCTATGCACATGGTGAATACAAAATTTATAAGTGCCCAAATGAAGTAAGTGTTGATGAGTTAGCACTAATATGTGATGGTGGAAATTTATGTTTTGGATATAGAGGAGATAAAAAATTTATCTCTGTATCAGAAGATTAAGAAAGAGAGGAAAATTAAAATGGAAAATAAAATAGTTTTAAAAGTATCAAGTAAATCAAATCCAAATAGTGTTGCTGGAGCAATAGCAGGAGGATTACAAGAAAATAAAAAAGTAGAATTACAAGCAATAGGAGCAGGAGCTGTAAACCAATCAATAAAAGCGATAGCAATTGCTAGATCATTTGTAGCTGCAATTGGTGTGGATTTATCATGCATACCTGCTTTTTGCACAGTAATGGTAGAAAATGAGGAAAAAACTGGTATGAAATTTATTATAAAGGAGGATAAATAATTATGAGTACTGATGTAGTAAAAAAGGAACAAACAGAATTGCAAAAAAAAGAACAAACAGCAAGTGAGAGATTTACAGGTATGGTAATGAAAGAATTTGAAGGAAATGTAGGAGAACTTAATTTAAATGATTATCAAAGACAATTAATAAGAAATTATTTCATTGGAATAGATAATGCATTAAGAAATGCTGAAACAAGTAGACAATTAAGCACAAAGAAAAAAGATGATCCAACAGTAACTTGGAACAATGTTAATATGAATAAATTAGCTACAGATGTTGTCCAGAATGCAAAATTAGGGCTTGATATGTCAATAGCTAACCATCTTCATGTAGTACCATATAAAAACTCAAAAACAGGCAAATATGACTTGAATTTAATGGCAGGATATGAAGGTCTTAAATATATTGCCACACAATTTTCTCTATATAAAATTGTAGATATAAAAGTAGAATTGGTAAGAGAAAATGATACATTCCAACCAGTATATAAAAATAATATTGAAGGTTATGAGTTTAAAATAACAAATCCATTTAATAGAGGTAATGTAATTGGTGGATTTGGATATATCAGATATGAAAACGAAATACATAATAAATTAGTTGTAATGACCGTAGACGAATTATTAAAAAGAAAACCATCTACAGCTTCTGCAGAATTTTGGGGTGGAACAAAGTATAATTATACAACGAAAGAAAACGAAAAAGTTGAAGGATGGACAGATGAAATGCTTTATAAGACTATGGTAAGAGCAACATGTAAAAAAGTAACAGTAGATCCTAAAAAGGTAAATCAAAGTTATATTTATGTATTAGATCAAAACGATACATATTATGTTGAAAACCAGGAAGATAAAATATCTCAAGAAATAGAAGAAAATGCAAATAAGGAAATGATTGATATTACTACAGACTCTACAGAAAAATTACCTGCCTCTGCAGATGATGCAGAGAATACTGTAGAGCAAATAGATATTCAAACAAATAATAAATCAGAAGGACCAGCATTTTAGTGAAATTAAAAGTATTAGGTAGCAGTTCAAGTGGTAACTGCTATCTAATAGAAGCTAATAACAATGAAAAATTGATATTAGATGCAGGTGTTAATTTTAAAATTGTTCAAAAAGAATTGAATTTTAATTTTAATGGTATTGAAGGAGTTTTGGTAACACATGAACACATGGATCATTTAAAATATGCTTCAAATTTTGCTTTATATGGAATAAACATATATGCATCTGCAGGAACATTTAAAAAGCAAAATTTAGTAGGGCATAGATTTAAAGTTATAAAAGCTCTACAACAATTTGAAATTGGAAATTTTATTATACTTCCATTTGATACGAAACATGATGCTGCAGAACCATTGGGATTTTTAATTCAATATAAACCGACTGGCGAAAAACTTATATATGCTACAGATACATATTATATAAAATATAAATTTAATAAACTAAATTACTTATTATTAGAATGTAATTACAATAAAAGAATTGCAAAAGAAAATGCAAAAAATGGAGTAATAAATAAAACTAGATATTCAAGATTATTGGAAAGCCATTTTAGTTTAGAAAATGTAATAAAATTTTTAAAATCTAATGACTTAAGTTATGCGAAAAATATTGTACTATGCCATTTATCTGATACAAATTCTAATCAAGATATAATGCAAAATAAAGTGTATGAAGCAACAAAAATAAAAACAACAATAGCAAGACCAGGACTAAATCTAGAATTAAAATTATATCCATTTTGATGGAGGTTTATATGAATAGTATAAAAGCAATAACTCAATTAGAAGAATTAAAAAGGGACAGGCTTAGTTTTATTCAAAATGATGAATCAGATGAAATTTATTTAAAAGATATAAAAGCAATTAGCTTGGCCATAAAAGCCTTAAAAAAATGCCCCGATATACAAGATAAATCCTTTAATTGTAGACTTTGTGGAAAGGAATTAAAAACTTGGAAAAGTATTCAAAAAGGATTTGGACCTGTATGTGAAAAAAAATATTTAAATGATGTATATAAAAACCAACAATTAACAATGGATACTATATTACAAGAGAGAGGAGAGGGGTAGTGATATGGGAAAAAATACAGTATATTTTAGTCACGATGCGAATGCCTTTACAGATATTAAAATTGCAGCAATGAGATGTGATTATGGTGTGGAACGGATATGGATTGTTTTGGATAATTATTGAAATATTAAGAAACACAGAATCCTATAAATTACCTCTTGAAAAAAATACATATAGATCTATAAAAATACAATCTAATACAAGTATAAATATTGAAGAATATATAAGAGATTGTATTAATGAATATAAAGAAACAGAAGATGGAAATGGATTGTTTAATACTGATGGTAAATATTTTTGGTCAGAAAGTTTATTAAAACGCATGACAAAAATGGAAGAAGTGAGTGCAAAAAGAAAAAAAGCAGGACAAAGAGGAGCACAAGGTAGATGGGGAAAAACAGAGGAAAATAATTCAAAAAAGGAAGAAAAAATAGCAAAAAATAGCAAACGTATAGCAAATGCTATAACATACAATGGCAAATGCTATAAGAATTATGGCAAAAGTATAGCAAAAAATGGCAAAATAAAATCTAAATCTAAATCTAAAATAAAAATTAAAATAAAAGATATTAAATCTATCTATCCATCTAATCATAAACCCGGAAAAGAAAATAAAACTTTAACTAATATGATGGATGAGACAGAAAAGATGGAATTTGAAAGACTTATAAATAATTGTGAAATGTATATTTTTTCTCCAGAATTGGCTATTGAAATGACTGAAATCTTAAAGGAAATGTATATGAACCCAGAAACAAGAGAAAGAATACAAGAAATTAATTCTAAGAAGTTAAGTTATGCTTTGAAGAATTTTGCAATTGCTAATACTAAAAATAGAATACAAATACCTAAGGCATATTTTAAAAAATGTATTTTATCTGCATTAGATCAAACAGAATTAAGTGGACAATATGATACCGATACTATTTATGAAATGGAGGACTACTAATATGGCCTTTATTAGGGAAGATGAATTAATTTCAAGAAAATTAAAAATTTGTGAAAATTGCGAATGGTGTGTTCCGACTTTAAATTGTGAATTTCCACATTGTTTATTAACTGGAAAACAAATGGGATTATTTGAAACATGTGGCCTGTACAAAGATAGAACAGGAATGCATATTAATATGTAGGGGGGAAATATGAAAAAGAAAAGAATTAATTACACTAAAGAAGGTTATTCATACTTAAAATGTACAGAAAAGGACTGCTACAATTGGGGCCGGTGCAGCAATATGTGATTATTGCGGTAAGAAAATGCACAATACAGTATATTTAATTTATATATTAGGAATGGCATATTGTCCTCAATGTTTTAATGAATGGCAAAAAAATTCTCATAGATATGAAGATGACATAAAACTTCAAAATGAAAATCACATTAACTGGTATAAAAATCATAAATTTGATGTAATAGAGTGAATTGTAGAAACAAACACAACCTATAAAAAAGATACAAAGGAAAGGCGGTAAAAATATGGTAATAGAGAACATGCAGCAAACGATAGATTTATTAAAAAATATAAAGGAATTTTTTTATAACATAGATGAAACAGAAAAGAAATTAAATACAGAGTTATATAACAAAGAAGGAGAAAGAGATGACCTTTTACATGAAATAGAATTGAGTAAATTAAATGCAATAGAAATAATGAGTACATATAAGAAATTAGAAACGGTGCTAAAAGAAAGAAGATGTATAAAGGATAAATTAGATTTAATAAATACAATAAAACCTTATGCAAGTAAATTTATAACAAAAGGTATCTGTGCAGAAACAGATACAACAATAAAAAATATTGAAACACTGAAAAGTAATCAAGAAAATAGGCAATACACTCCAAGAGTAATAAAAGACTTAAAATGTGCAAAGAAAAAAAAGGAGTAATTTAGTATGAGTATGAATATACAAAAAGCAATACTAATTACAAAAGATAGAATCGAAAATATGAAATTATTTATTCCAAGCACTCCAAGTGAGGTATGGATTAAGGAAGAAACTGAGGAATGGCTGAAATATATTGAAAAAATATTAGAAAAGGAAATAAAAAATGAACAATCAAGAACATTGGAGTATAGATCAATACAGGGAATATCAGAAAAACAAAGGAAAACGAAGTAAATATGGTGCAGTAAAAACATCTGTAGATGGACAAACATTTGATAGCAAGAAAGAAGCGGACTATTACTGTGATTTAAAGTTAAGGCTGCAATGCGGAGACATCAGAGGTTTTTGTTTGCAGCCTGTGTTTATATTAGCACCAGGACTAAAATATAAAGCTGATTTTATAGTGTTTTACAATGATGGAACATCAGAGATAATTGACACAAAAGGATTTAAAACAAAAGAGTATATAGCAAAAAAGAAAGTTTTTGAAGATAAGTATAATCTAAAAATAAAGGAGGAATAGGAAAATGAATCCAATGAATGAATTTGTAAAAAGCAAGATGCAAAAGATTGCAAAAAAAGTAGACGAGGAACTACCAAATGGTTATGGGTTCGTAGTATTAGCATTTAATTTTGGAGAGGGAAAAGATAACGAAATGATGTATGTTTCTAATGCTAATAGACAAGATATTGTAAAAGCAATGAAAGAATGGATAAAGAAAACAGAAGAAAACTTTGGTAATGATACAGGAAAATATTAAGTAGAAAGGAGAAAACTATGAATCCAGTAAAGTTTGAAGATATGAACTGTATATTTACTGCACCTGGTTGTGGTGATTTGCCAGCATTGAAAACAGATAAACATATTGTATCTTGTTGGGAAATGACTGATAAAGAGAAAGAAGAGTTTATGAAAACAGGAAAAATTTATTTATCAGTAATGGGAAATATACAACCACCTGTAAGTTTATATGTAGATAGACCATATATAAGACAATAGGAGGGAAGAAATATGGGAACTAAAAATAAATTAGTAGATTTAAATAATCATTTATTTGAGGAATTGGAACGATTAAATGACGAGGGCCTAAAAGGAGAGGCATTGCAAGAGGAAAGGGAAAGAGCAAAAAGTATGGCCAATATAGCACAAACAATTATAAATAATGGAGAATTAGCACTAAAAGCAGCTAAACATTATGAGGAATATGGAAAAGCAGAAAATATACCACCGATGTTACAAATAGGAGAGAGAAAATAATGCACAAATTTACAGATGAGCAAATAGAATTTATTAGAAAAATAGCAAAAGGCAAAAATAGTAAAGTAATTACAGAGTTATTTAATAATAAGTTTAATCTTAACTTAAAAGTAAGTCAAATACAGTCATGTAAACACAATCATAATATTAAGTCAGGTATAGATTGTAGATTCAAAAAAGGAAATATACCTGTTAATAAAGGAAAAAAGGGCTCTATGAGCCCTGAACAATATAAAAGGTGTAAGGCCACAATGTTTAAAAAAGGCAATATACCGCAAAATCATAAACCTGTAGGAAGTGAAAGAATAGACAAGGATGGATATACATATATAAAGGTTGCGGAGCCCAACAGGTGGAAGCTTAAGCATAGGATATTATGGGAAAAGAATAATGGACCTATACCAGAAAAGCATAAGTTAATATTTGCAGATGGAAATAGACAAAATATATGTTTAGATAATTTGATATTAGTATCTTATGCTGAAGCATTTATAATGAATCAAAAAAGACTATTTAAAAAAGATAAGGATTTAACAAAATCAGGAGTAGCAGTAGCAAAGATTCTAGATAAAGTAAATAAAAGGAAAAAGGACTTATAATATGGAAAATAAAAAAGACTATGAACAAATGTATTATGATAGCCAATACGAAATAAAACAGTTAAAAAAGAAAATAAAATATTTAGAAGATACGATTTATGAAATGAATTTGTCTAGAAATAAAAATAATATCAATTTACAGGCTTATATCATAAAAGAAATATCAAGATATAAAGAAGAAAAGGAGAAAAAAGATGATAATACCAAAGCATAACGGAAGAATAATGAAAGAAGTAAAAAAATATCCTAACTTTATTTTATTCGAGGATCCAAAAACAAAGGTAAAAAAATGTTTTACTTATGAAGAATTACAAAGAGAATATGAAAAACCAAAAGAAAGGAGAGTTTATGAGAAAGCCAGTACAAAGAAAGAGATTTAAAAATAAAAGAAATGTAACTTGTGAACAATGTGCAAATTGTACGTATGCAGAAAATGGTGATATGTATTGCGATGAACATGAAGAGTTTGCATATGTATATGACGAATTTTGTCCGACTGAGGAATATATGTGGTGTAATGGAAAAAAATTTATAGAAAGGTAGTGAAGTACAAATGAAATTTTATGATAAAGAAATATACAACCGAAACGAAAAAATAAAAGCAGCGATAGTAATTATAATACCATTTTTGATAGGTTTTATAGTAGGATGTTTTACTATGAACATGGAAGCACAAGTAAAAATTGATGACTTAAATAAGTTGGTAGAAGAAAAAGAAAATAAAATTAATGAACAATATGTAGAGTTAGATTCATTAAAAGAAACAATATATATGTATAACATATATGGAAAGTAGGTGTTACAAATGATTATGTTTATAGCAGGACTATTTATAGGAGCAATTCTTGGTGTTGGAATTATGTGTTTATTACAGGTAGCAAAGGATGATGAAGAATGAAAGTACATATATACAGAAAGAAGAATAAAAAATCGAAATTTGAAAAAACGAGAATATCAATATCTTTTAAAAGCAAAAATCAAATTCCATTATTAATGGTAGTTAGAGAGTATTATGATAAAAGGACAAATGAAATTGTTTTTGCAGAGATATTATTTGAGATTGAGTAAGGAGGGAGGAATAATATGCCAACAGAAAATATGCAAGGAATATTACCAGGAAAAGTATTTATAAAAGAAAATACTGATGAGATTATAAAAAAATTACAATGTTATAAATTTAATTCAGATTCATTGGATGATAAAGCGGATGCAATTAAATATGCTGGCCAAGAATTACATTATAAAGGTACTTCAATGACAGTAAGTATTTCAAGAAAGTCATCTAGAAGTTTGCAAAAAATGCTAGGATTAGAACGAATTACTAGAAAAAGATTTAAAAAACTATTAATGGGTTGTGGAATGCAGAGAAATGATGCAGAAGTAATTGCAAAGCAATTTCGCAATGAGAAAATACCATATACACCATTAGGTGTTCAACTAGTAATTGAAACAATTATAAAAGGAATTGAAGAGGAGCAATAATTCTATGAAATGTCCAGAAAGATACAATATTATGCAACATAATATAAGAAAACCAATATTTGATGAAGACAACATAGTAAGAGGAGAATACCACTTATTAGTTGAAACACAACAGTTTGAAAATTGCTACAAAGAAAAATGTGCTGCTTGGGATAAAGAAAAACAAATATGTAGAAAGGTAGGAAATTAAAATGATAAAGCAAATACCAGAAACTAATCAGACCATTATAGAGTTTGGAACTGGAGATATAAATATAATACCAGGAATATTAAAAGAAGAAGAAATAGGAATAATAGCATTAAGAAATCAAAAACCTAGAAAAATTGGATTAAATAATGGAGATATACCACCAAACAAATTGACAGAAATTCCAATAATATTACAATTTAATAAAACGGAAAGTATAGATGTTTTAATTCATTCGCTTAAGGAAACAAAAGAAATGATGTTACATAGAGAAGAATGGATAAATAAAGATAATACATTGATAGATTAGGGAGGCAGAAAAATGTTAGTATTACCTATAAAAAAGAAATGGTTTGACATGATTGCTTGTGGAGAAAAGAAAGAAGAATATAGGAAAATAAAAAGATATTGGATAACTAGATTTAACAATAAGGGAATATTAAGTAAATATAATCCACATATAATTATTTTTAGAAACGGTTATGGAAAAGATAGACCAAGTTTGAAATGTAAAGTAAATATAAGAGTAGGACAAGGCAAAGAAGAATGGGGAGCAGAAACAGGAAAAGAATATTATATATTAGAAATAGTGAAGGTAAAAAACAATGATAATTGATTTTTTTACAGGAAAAGAGATTAAATTTGACTATACTTGTGATAGTTGTAAGTATAATATAGGAAATAAAAAAGAAAATGGAAAAGTATTAAAAAATATAATATGGTGCGATAAATATATTAGTTTTAGATACAAAATGAACTGTAGTTGTGATTACTATAAATTTAAATATGAGGGAGGTACCGCAGATGAATGATAAAGAATTTATGAAAAATAATTGCAATAGATGTATAAATAAAACAAATGAAAATGATCTATGTAATATAGTTGAAAAAATAAATGGTACATATGGATGTCCAAATGAGGATTGCATTGAAATAAATGATTATATTAGAAATGAGGATGGAGATATAGGAATTGTAAAAAAAATACTATTACCAGATGAGAAAATTGAATCAACATATTTTGTATGTGATACTACAATGGCCAGTGCATATTTAGAAGAAATAAAAAAACATAGTATAGATATACTTGATTTAATAGAACCAGGAGATGTGTTAGAAATTGAAGAAGATGGCGATATTTTTTATATGGGTATTAAGGAAGAGTCGACTACATTTAGTTATTCTGATATAAAGGAAAGTATAAAAAATAAAGAAGTTAAATTATTAAGAATATTAACACACGAGCAATTTGAAGAAAATAGTTTTGAGGTGATGTAAAATGGGCATAGAAAGAGATTGTAAAAAAATTCATAAAAAAATCAGGAAGTTCTATGAAAAATATAAAGACAAAAGAAATATTTGTTTTAATTTACAATGTAACAAGGAAAACGATTCTTATGATATATGCTTATATGTTAATCCAAAAATAGAAGAACTTGATGTAATGAAAGAAAATATAAAAATTGAAAGGAAAAAATTATGCGAGAAGAAAATGAAATGACTGAAGTTAATGTGTATATTGCTAAAATATATGCCATAACAAAACCAGAAAAAGCAAAGGAAATCATTGAAAAAGCAAAGAAAGAATCTAAAACATCAGGATCATCTTTTAAGGAAGTACTAGCAGGAGAATTCATAAAATTACTAGATGGTCCTGAGAAAGAAGAAAATAAAAACATTATGGAAATGAATTTCAATGGAAAAATAGAAGATATTAGTATGATGCTATTAAGTGCAGAAAGATATGCACTAGGAAGACAGACATATATAGTTCAATGGACCTGTGAAGTTATAGGTGGAAATACACATTTACTTACAACAAAGGATTTAAAAGTAATGATTAGAGATATTGAACAATGCAATAATTATGGTTGGGATTGCGATGAAAAAGAATGGCTTGAATTATTAGATATATTGAAATTGATTTTATCAAAAAGGGAGGCAAAAGAAAATGAACGAAAAGATAAGTAATACAATAGCAGCAAAACAACAAAATATAAATGAGATAATTAAATTAAAAGATAAAATAAGACACTCTATTGGAAAAGATGTAAGGTTTAGAATAGAAACAAAGCATTGGTATGGATATGCAGAAGATTTTCACTTTGGAAAAGAAAGAGATATATTAGATATACCATCAGAAACAATGATAATTATATTAGATGGTGTTATAGAAAAGGAAAAAGAAAGAATAAATAAATTAATTGATATGGAAATAGAAAATAGAAATAAAAAGGAGGGCAGACATGAAAGAAAAAAAAGAAGAAAAAAACAAAAAGCAAGAAAATAGTGAATGTCCAATTATACTAGGGTGGTTTCAAATAATAATGCTAATTGGAAAACCATTATGGGATGGAAAATTAAATAAATGGAGAATACTTAATGGATATCAGTCAGTCTTGGGAAATAACAATCGTTTATTCTATGAAGTGACTTTTACAGATACGCCTTATTGGGAAAATTTTATTGAAAAACAACTATATATTAATATTCCAAAAACGGAGGAGGATAAATCTAGTTATGGAAATAAAAATAGCGATAAAAAAAGCTCATGAATTAAAACAAAAAATGAAAAATAAGCAATATATTCAAGTAAGAAAAGATGCAACAGACAGTTATGGTTACATTGAGGCCATAGACACATTGATAAGAGAAATAAAAATGTATCAAAGATAAAATAGGATATTGTATTACATATTAAGAATTATAGAATTATTATTTACCAAAGCATATAGCATACAATTTGCCTAGAAAGAGAGGTTTTTGTATGAGTAAATTTGAGATTTCTGAAAAAGAAAGTAATTTTTTGAATTTAATAGAACAGATTGTTACAGAAGGTGTAGCAAGAGGAATAAAAAAGGGGATTGAACAAGCTAAAAGTGAGGAAAGATTAAGAGAAAAAATAACATATGATACCAGGATAAAAAATACAAGATTATTATTGAAAAATTATAGAAACTTTGTAAAAGCTTGTAAACAGGCAACTTTTACTGAAAAGGAATTAGAAACAGCAACTGTTGAGGAAGTATTAGACAAACTATTCTGTCAATCTTATGATGAAGTAACTGTAGTTCAATCTATACTTACATCTAAAAAAAGAACAGAAATCATTTTAACACATATAGAAAGAATTATAAATTTTTATTTGTTTGAAGCAGATCAAAGTAAAAATGATGAAAAATGGCGAAAAGCTCATATATTAAATGATTTATATGTAGAGGGAAAATATAAACCTAAAATAAGTGTGATGTCCGAAAAATACCATATAAGTGAAAGGCAAATTAGGAGAGATGCAAACTCCGCAATTGAAGAAATTGCAGTGCTTATGTTTGGAATTGATGGTATAAGAAAAATGTAATTTAGCAAATTACATTTTTGTCCAAAACTTGTCCTTGACATGTCATTATCAAGGATTTATAATTATAGAGTGAAAAAATATATAAATTACAAAATATTTAACCCCCTAAAAGACCGTGCAAGGTCTTTTTTATTTTGAGAAAGGAGAGGAATGAAACAGTTTAAAAGTTTTTATAAGGAAGTTGGAGGCAATGAAGGAAGTAAATGTAATTATCCAATAAGATTAGATACCTATCGGATGCCGGTTGCAGCCATGATTGTAAATATTGTTATGCCAAATCCCTATTAAACTTTAGAGGCTTATGGAATCCACAAAGTCCAAGTGTTGCTAACATTGAAAAATTAAAGCGAAAAATAAATAAACTACCAAAAGGAACTATTGTAAGACTTGGGGGAATGACGGATTGTTTCCAGCCACTAGAACTGTATAACAGAGTAACTTATAAAATCATAAAGTATTTAAATAAAAGAAAAATTGGATACTTAATAGTTACAAAATCAAGTATTGTTTCAAATGAAGAATATTTAAAAATTTATGATAAGAATTTAGCACATTTTCAAATTACCATTACAACTACGAATGATAACAAATCAATACAATATGAAAAGGCTTCAGTTCCAAGTAGCAGAATAAAATCAATAGAAAAGTTATATGAATCTGGATTTGATGTTCAACTTAGATTAAGTCCTTTTATTTATGAATATATTGATTTTGATATTTTAAATTCTGTAAAATGCGACAAAATTCTTATTGAATTTTTAAGAGTAAATCATTGGATTAAACAATGGTTTGATATTGATTACTCGAATTATACAGTAAAGCATGCAGGTTATGAGCATCTACCTTTAGAGACAAAAAAGGAATATATAAAAAAAATCACTGGTTTTAAACAAATTAGTGTATGCGAAGATGTAGATGAGCATTTTGAATATTGGAAAAACAATATCAATCATAATAAAAAAGATTGTTGTAATTTAAATTTAGGAGGTTAAATATGAAAATTGAAAAAGTTAATATTGATAGCATAAAGGTATATCCAAACAATGCTAAAATTCATACAGCAGAACAAATAGAAGAAATAAAGAAATCTATCCAGGAATTTGGAAATAACGATCCTATTGCCATAGATGAAAAAGGCTTTATAATTGAGGGAGAAGGAAGATATTTAGCACAAAAAGATATGGGAGTAAAGGAAATAGAGGTTATAAAATTAACACATTTAACAGAAGAACAAAAGGTTGCATATATGCTTGTGCATAATAAATTAACAATGAATACAGGTTTTGACCTAGACCTATTAGAAGAGGAACTTTCAAAAATATCTAGCATAGATATGAAAGAATTTGAATTTGATATAAAAGAAATAGAAGAAGAATTAGAAGAAGAAGAAAAAATACAAGAGCCTAGTTTTAATTATAAAGAACAATATGGTGTAATTGTTATATGTAAGGATGAAACAGAACAAGAAAAAGTATATAACAATTTACTTAATCAAGGCTATGAATGTAAGGTGGTGACTACATAATGGGAAATACAACAAAAATTGAAATACATAATCGAGTTCAAGATTTTAATAGTTATAGGGCAGCAAGGGTAAAGTCCTTATTTAATGCGGAAAGCGGATGTAATTTTGATGTAGAGGCAGAAATTGATATATCTGGAGATTGGCAAATAGGAGTTGTTGTTGGGCCATCTGGAAGCGGAAAATCAAGTATTGGTAAAGTTATATTTGGAGAAAATCTAATATACGATTATACAAAGGGTTGGAGCAATGACAAACCAATAATTGACGAAATAGCACCAGATGGAGACTTTAACGAAGTTACAGGTGCTTTAGCAAATGTAGGGCTTGGAGATGTACCAGCATGGTTGAGACCTTTTAGAGTATTATCAAATGGAGAACAATTCAGAGCAGGACTTGCAAGACTAATTTGTGAAAAGCCTGAAAAAGTTGTTATTGATGAGTTTACTTCTGTAATAGATAGACAGATAGCAAGAATAGGATCACAAGCATTTCAAAAGGCATGGAGAAGAACAAATCCTAATGGAAAGGTGGTGTTGTTAACCCCACACTATGATATTTTAGATTGGGTAAAACCAGACTGGGTGTTTGATACAAAAACAAAAATATTTGAGCGTGGGTTGGCCAGGCAAAGACCAAAAATTGACCTCAAAGTTTTCAAGGTCAACCAAAGTTACTGGAAATATTTTAAGCCACATTATTATTTAGATTTACCTATGCCACCTTGTGCAGAATATTTCATAGGTGTAGTAAATGGAGAACTAGCATGTCATGTTGCAGTTGCTCCATTTTTTACTTCAAAAGGATATAGGGCAACAAGACTTGTAACTATGCCTGAATGGCAAGGAGCAGGTGTTGGTGTAAGGTTTTTAGAGTGGATTGCTCAATATCATTTAGATGGAAATGGAAGGTGCAATAAAAAATACCCTACTTATTTTCATACATCACATCCTCAATTATGTATGGCATTAAGGAAAAGTAAAAAATGGATACAGACAAGTGCTAATTTGTACGGGGGAAATAAAACAAAAAGTTCAAAATCCATAATAAGATCTAGGAAAAAACATCATGCAGCAAATACAGGTTGTGGTTCTGGATATGGAGGACACTTTAGAGCAGTACAAGGTTTTAAGTATGTAGGAGGTAACAGGATATGAATATATTTATATGTGGTCAAAAAAGTTTTGGTAAAGAAGTACTAAAAGCATTATATGAAAAAGGGCATAATATTGTTGGGGTTGCACCACCACCACAGGAAAAATATTATGACAAAATGCAAGGATATGCTATCAAATTGGGAATACCAGTAATTAGTGATTGTGATAAATTAGTTTCAAGGGATATTCCTCAAAATACAGACTTAGTAATAGCTGCGCATTCTCATTGGTATATTTCAACAAAAATAAGGGAAAAGACAAAATATGGGGCTATCGGATTTCACCCATCACTATTACCAAGACATAGAGGACAAGATGCAGTAAGATGGACAGTTGCAATGAATGATTGTGTCACAGGAGCAACGGTATTTTGGCTAGATGATAGTGTAGATGGAGGCGATATATTTCTTCAAAGGACACTATTTATTGATAAAAAATGGAACTATCATGAGTTATGGAAAAAAATGTTTCCAATAGGAGTAGAAATGATATGCGAAGCAGTAGATTTGATTGAAAATGGAAATATTATAAAAACTCCTCAAGAAGAGCAATTTGCAACTTGGGAACCATCTTTTACAAGTACGAGATTAAAAAGAAATGAATTATTACAAATAGGAAATGGTATAAATCTATAAAAAGGTAGGTGGGTGATATGATGTGATAAATGATAGTAATAAAATTTCTAAAATAAAAAAAGATTATATAAATGGAAAGACATATAACCAAATTGCAAAAAAACATGATGTCACTTATAATGAAGTAATTTATTTAGTTAGAAAAAATAAATGGAAAAGGGAAAGTAATTTAAGCAAGGCAAAAAAAGGAAATCAAAATGCAAAAGGGAATAAAGGTGGTCCAGGAGCAGAAAAAAGAAATACACGTGCTTTAAAAACACGGAGAGTATGAAACAATATATGATGATTTACTAACTGAAGAAGAAAAGGCAATTATGATGCAGCAAGAACTATACGATAAAAAATATCAAATTATGTCTGAAATTAAAATCTTATCAATTAGGGAGAGAAGAATACTAAAAAAGATACAAGACTTGCAGAATGGTAAAGAAATGAGTATTGTGAGAATGTCCAAAAGCTCATCAAATAATGTATCTTATAGAAATAATGGAACACTTACAACTACTGAAGCAGAAAGTACAACAAATATTATACAAAGACTTGAAGAAGCGCTTACTAGAGTACAAGAGGCAAAAAGAAGATATATAGATAGTTATCATAAAATAGAAAGTGATGACAGAAAACTTGAATTAGAATTAATTAGATTAGAAAGAGAAATTGCAAAAGAGGGAACTAATGATCCAGAAAATATGAAGGATGATAGTTTTATAAAAGCACTAGATGATAGTGTAGAAAGTGCATGGGATGATTATGACGAAGAAGAAGCAAAACAAGAGTGAACTAACAATCGATGAAAGAATTTCTAATCTAAAAAAGCAGGTTATGCAAAATGCAATAACTATGCGAAAAAAAATAAAGAATGGAACTATATTCAAGTTTAAAAAATTCAGCAAAAAACAAAAGAAAATATTAACTTGGTGGAATGATAAAAGCCCAGTAAAAGATAAAAATGGAATAATTGCAGATGGAAGTATTAGAGCAGGAAAAACATTATCTATGTCACTTTCCTTTGTATTATGGGCAATGACAAAGTTCAAAGGCGAAAACTTTATTATGGCAGGTAAAACAGTAGGAGCATTTAGGAGAAATGTTTTATTTTGGCTTAAATTAATGTTAAGAGTTCAAGGTTATCACATAAAAGATAGAAGATCTGATAATTTAGTAGAAGTATCAAAGCGGAGAAAAAATAAATTATTTCTATATCTTTGGAGGTAAGGATGAACGAAGCCAAGATTTAGTACAACGGAATTACTGCAGCAGGTGTATTCCTTGATGAAGTTGCATTGATGCCTGAATCATTTGTAAATCAAGCATTAGCAAGATGTTCTGTAAAAGGAAGTAAGTACTGGTTTAACTGCAATCCAGAAGGACCAAACCACTGGTTCAAAGTAGACTGGATAGATAAAGCAAAAGAAAAAGGAATTATATATTTACATTTTACTATGGATGATAATTTAAGTTTATCTGAAGAAGTAAAAGATAGATATAAAAAAATGTTTATAGGAGTTTTCTACCAAAGATTTATATTAGGACTATGGGTACTTGCTGAAGGTATTATATATCCTAATTTTGACAGATTGAAACATTGTGTAAAAAAAGTAGATATTCCAAATAAATTTGATTATTTTTATGTAACATCTGATTATGGTATAACCAATCCTCAGGTGTTTTTATTATGCCGGAATAAAATACATAGAAGGAAAACCGCATGTATGGATACTAGATGAATATTACAATAAAGGAACAAAGAAGAATAAAAATGGCCAAGAGGAAAAGATAACTAAAACTGATGATATGTTTCTTAAAGATTATAAAAAATTAATAAAAGACATAGAAGTTAGAAAAGTAATTATAGATCCGTCAGCCACTTCATTAATTAATTTATTCAAACAAAATAAAATTTCAGTAAAAGAAGCTGATAATGCTGTAATTGATGGAATTAACTTAGTATTAAACTGGTTAGATGAAGAAAGAATACATATAGTTGCAGAAAAATGTCCTAACTTATTAAGAGAATTCGCTTCTTATATTTGGGATGCGAAAGCACAAGAAAGAGGTGAGGACAAACCTATTAAGCAAAATGACCACGCATTAGATGCATTAAGATATTTATTGCAAACATTATTCCCTAATAAGAAGAGGGGAGCATACTTTGTAAAATAAAGGAGAGAATTAAAATGATAACAGAAATGGACAGAATTAAAATGATAATATCTGAAGGTGCAAAAAAAGGATTGGTATTATCTAAATTTATTGATACTCAAATAAATGAATTTAAGGAATCTGATACCTTCAAAGAAATGATAGAAGGTAGTAGATATTTTAAGAATGATGGAGATATAAAAGATAAACAAAGAATATTTATAAATGAAAAAGGACAAAAAGAGGTTGCTCCTCATTTGAAGAATTATCAGTTGAAACATCCTATAATTTATAAAATGATAAATCAAAAAGCAGGATACTTATTAAGAAAGAAACCTACAATAAAACAAGTAATAGGAAAAGATGAAAAAGAAGATCCAGACTATAAAGATATTTTGAAAGAAATATTTAATAATAAAATGCATAAAAGATTAAAATATACTTTAATAGAGGCAGTAAAAAGAGGTATAGGCTGGTGGCAGTTATATATTGATGAAGATGGGGATTTAAAGGTAAGATTAAGATATGCAACAAGAATTATACCTTTATGGCAAGATGAAGAACATGAAGTATTAGATGCAGTAATAATGACTTATGAAGTTGAAGTATATACAAGTGAATATGAAAAGGAAAAAAGGACTAAAGTAGAATATTGGGATTTAGATGGTGTAAGATATTATATTTATGACGGTTCTAATTTAATTGAAGATGTTGAAGAAGTAGAAAAAAGAAAAGACTTAGTTATAGGAAAAGATACAGAAGGAATAAGTATTTTAGCACATTTTAAATTTGGAGATACTCTTCAAAATTGGAAGAAGATACCCTTTGTATATTTTAAATACAATGGTGATGAAATGCCACTTATACATCTACTAAAATCATTAGTAGATTGCTACGATGAATTATGTTCTAAAACTGCAGATGCAATATATGATGCACCAGATGGAGTTAATGTAGTAAAAAATTATCAAGAAGAGTCAGGAACATTTCAAAGAAATCTTGCTACATATAATACAGTATTTTTAGATTCCGATGGAGAATATGATAGAAAAAATACAGAATTAAACATAGAAGCATTTAAAAGTTTTATAGA